ATGCTGCGCCTGCTTCGGCGGCATCTGAAAGAGTGCAACCACCGCTCGACGAAATACCGCCGTTGCGCCTGCCCAATCCACGTCTACGGAACGCTCCGCGGAGAAAAAATCAGGAAGTCCCTCGACCTCACGTCGTGGGAAGCGGCGTCGGAGCTCGTGAACGCGTGGACGGCCGCCGGGGAAATCGGCGTCGTGAAGCCCGACGCGCCGAGCGTGAAAGAAGCGGTCGCGAGTTTCTTCGAGGACGCTGCGGCGCGGAAGCTCAAAGACGCGACGATCGGAAAATACAGGGTCCTCCTCGAAAAGCAGCTGCTCCCCTGGTGCGCGGCGCGCGGGATCGTTCGCTTGAAGCAGCTCAGCGTCGATGAGCTCACGAAGTTCCGCGCATCCTGGCCGGACGGCGCACTCTCGATGCGGAAGAAACAGGAACGGCTTGCCGCGTTCTTCCACTTCTGCCGTCAGCGCGAGTGGGTGAAGGGGAATCCGATTCTCTCGATCAAGCTGCCCGAGGCGTCGTCCTCACCGACCCTCCCGTTCTCGCACGACGAGATGAAGAAGATCCTGGAGGCGCCCGAGCGTTATCCGACCAGAAACAGCTTCGGGCACGACAACCGGGCGCGGGTCAAGGCGCTCCTGCTCCTCCTCCGGCACTCCGGGCTCCGCATCCGCGACGTGGTGTGCCTCCGGCGCGATCGGATCTCCGACGATGGAAAGCTTTTCCTTTACACGCAGAAAACAGGAACGCCCGTCTGGCTGCCCCTGCCGCCCGAAGCGGTCGAGGCCCTCGGCGCGATCGAAAACGGCGGCGGCGATTTTTTCTTTTGGACCGGACGGGGCCTTGAAAAGAGCGCCGTAGCCGACTGGCAGCGCGCGCTTCGCCGATTGTTCAAACTCACCGACATCGAAGGAGGGCACGCGCACCGCTTCCGGGACACGTTCGCGGTCGAACTCCTTCTCGTCGGCGTACCGATCGACACGGTTTCGATCCTCCTCGGACATTCGTCCGTGAAGATCACCGAGAAGCACTACGCCCCGTGGGTGAAGGCGAGACAGCTCAAGCTCGAAGCGGAGGTGCGGAAGGCCTGGAGGGTTTCCGCTTGACATCGCCGAGTATTCGTGGGATGGTCGAGGTAAGTATGTTTATGGCAAGGACGGCAGTTGGAACAGATCGGAAGAGTCCTGGTTATATGCGCATGCTTGTCTGACATTTTTCCAAGCAAGGAATTCGGGATAGCAGCCGCAATCGGCGTGCTGATTTACGAGGCAGTCGGCTTTATCAAACACCACCAGAGGCCGACGAAAATCACGAAGCTCAATCTAAGAACGAAGCAAAGGCCGGCAAAACGCCGGCCTAAAATTTTTGCCGCCGATTTTTCCTTTTCTCCCTTACTAGTAACTACGTCGTAGTAATAACAATACTTATTGTTATAGGAGTGTGTACAACTGCCCGATTCGGGCGTTTCAGTGAGGTTTTTCGCGGGTTCGGCCTGTGCACAGCGTGGGGATAAACGCGGGATAACGTGTTCGTAAATCAGAGGAACCCGAACTTCCGCAGGATGTAGTGGTCCGAGATCGCGTGAATCGCCTTCGTCGCATGTCCCATCGCGTCCGTGAGGATGTCGAAGCTCTCGTGAATGAACTCCTCGATGTCGCGGTTCTCTCGGTCCGCCGTGAGCCCAATCCCTACTAGCTCCAGCGCGAATTTGAAGACCACGCGCGCCGACCGCTTTAGCTGACTCAGCTCGATGCCGATGACGCCCACGTGAGCGTCGCTCAACTTCTCGACCACGAACTTGGCTGTCTTGTGTAGAAAATGACCGCCATAGAGGTTCCGCTGGTCGCCGATGAACTCCGCCCTCTGGTTGAAGAACTTGATCGCGGCGTCCCACTCCTCCTGGTGCTCTGCGGGAAACGTCCCATAAAGGGCCTTCATCTCGCCGGTGCTGTTGATCTGATTCAGGGCGCCGCGGATCTCATCGATCGTCGCGAACGCCCGCCGGACGAAGTAGAGCTCCCGATACTGCTTCCCGGCTTCGTCCAGGTCGGCGATCTCCCGGTTGGCGGAGCCGGCGACCTCGATTCGGAGGTCCTCGTAGAACACGATGAGCCGTGCGAGCTGGATGTTGAATTCCTCGTCCGGCGTCTCAAAAAGGGGCCGGACTCGCTTCACTCTCGCTGTGTACTTCAGAGGACGCCCCATCAGGACCTCCGCATTTCGCGTATAACGCTATTAGCCGGGTTTTCCGAGCAGGCGGGCACAACATTGTCCCGCACCGGGTGGAAACTGGCCTAAAACCGCCGATTTGGGTCGCTGTCGGAGAAGGACTGCTCGCGGGCCTGGGAGGAGTCGAACCTCCGTGCGAGACCGGTTTTGGAGACCGGGCAGTCGCCGAGACTCAGGCCCCGACCTACTCGTCCCAGGGCGCGAAACCGATTCGGCGCCTGGGCGGGTCTGGTGCGTCGGCAGGTTCGAGATCTGTGAGCGTCCAGCGGGGTGACGGCCTCAGCCACATCGAATCAGCGAGCGGGATCTCGAACGGCCGGTGAGACTCGACTTCCGCGATGAGCCTCTCGCGCTCACGAAACGCTCTGTCCGCTGCGGCGAACGCATCCGAGACCCACGGCTGCGACAGGATCTTCTGAGCCTCGACCATGGCCGGCGCGTAGGCGCGGTACATCTTCTCGACCTCGACCCAGTCGATGCTCGCCCTGATCCTCTCAACCTCCTGGGCCGCTCTCAGCACCGTCGCGATCGTGCTCATTGAACCCTCCGTCACAGGCAATTTTATCACGCGCTCTGGTTGGAGTCCGGTTAAAAACAGGCCCCACCATCAGGTAGGGCCTTTCTCGCTCAGACTGGAGCGAGACAGTGCGGTCGATCGGGACCGCAGGTTACGTGCGAGCCTCCGCCGCTTCCTCGTACTCGGCGTAGGCGGCGAGCACGAGTTCTCTCACGCGCTCCTGCGCGGCCGTGTCCACGACCGGCCGGAGCAGCGCGAACGACCTGCGCTCACCGTTCACCGAATACTGGCGAGCGGGGAACGTCACGTTCCGGCCGCTGCCGGTCCGCCGTTCCCAGATCGCGAAGCCGATCAGCTTGAGCCCTTCGAGCGGGCCTTCGGTGAAATGCAGCTCCGCGTCGCCGAGCTTGCCGGGGGGATTGCCTTTCTCGTTCGGAGTGATTTTGACGATCACAGTTTGGCTCCTTCCTTGAAGCTGTAGTAGTGGTTGTCGTGCCCGATGATCACGTGGTCGAGGAGATCGATTCCGAGGAGACCGCCGGCCTGCGCGAGCCGCGCGGTCAGCTCCACGTCGTCCATACTGGGCATCGGATCGCCCGAAGGGTGGTTGTGGCCGACGCAGATCGTCGCGGCGTTGCCGAGGATTGCCGCCTTGTAGACTTCGCGCGGGTGCGCGTGCGTCGCGTCAATCGTCCCGCGCGAGACTTCGTGGTAGGCGATCACCCGCAGCTTCGTCGTCAGCAAGACGACGACGAACACCTCCACCGGCTCGTTTTCGAGAATCGGTCGGAGGAACTCGGCGGCTTCCCTGGGGACTTTTAGGATTCTGCGGGCGTCGAAGGTTGGCAGGTCTTGGCGGGGGCGGTACTCGATACGCAGTTCTCTGACTCTCAATAACTCATCACCTCCTTCAGTTGTAGCGGGCGAGAAACGGGGCGAGCTTGGCCGTCGCCTGGAACCTGCGGACGGGCTCGAGCGCCTGAAATGCAGAAGTGAAGGCGTTGGAGAGCGAGAACATCGTCCGCGGCTCAAACTCTGCGTACTTCGGCCGGAAGTAGTTCTCGTGAACCTCTCGCGCGAGTTTGCGCGGAGCGTGGAGCTCGCCGGCGATGAAGGCGTCGTAAATGACCCCCTTCGCCCGAGTGTCCGGCAGCTCGAAGCCCTTCCAGGCATCGATCTGCCTCTTCATCGGCTCGAAGTGTCGCTGCATCCGGGTGATCGCGAAGTCCACCACTTCCACGACATCCAGGTTCTTGGAGTGCTTCCTGGTCACTGGGGTGAAATCGCCGTGGAACGCCAGGTTGTCGCAGACGAATACGCGGTAGCCCACGGTGAGCCCGAGGGAGAACGTCTTGTCGTGCGAGTTCCGGCAGCCGATGGCGAACCGGACTCCGGATTCCTCCACGCCGACTTCGAGGACGCCGAACATCCGCATTCCGTCCGGCGTAACCGCGTACTGGTCCCGCACGACTTCCAGGTTGCGCAGGCCGAACGATTCAACGATTGCCTGCACGATCTGGTGGTGTGGAATCGGCTTCCACGTTTCCGTGGCTTCCGGAGTGGCGATCGCGAGTAGCTCCTGCCGGCCGACGAGTTCCGTGCCTGCGTGCGAAATTAGTCCTTCCATCAGTTCATCTCCTTTTTGCGGGATTGACGAGATCTGATCACGCGACCTCCCAGTCCGCGACCGCCTCGCGAAGACGCCGGAGCGCCTCCTGAACGTCCTCTGCGGTCGCTGAACGCAGGGCCGCGTGGTAGTGCTGGAGCCCTTCGAGCGGCTCGAAGTTCACGGTGCTCTCGAGCTCGTCCAAGAGCGCGTTGCCGATCGCGCGGAAGTCGAGCGCCGTGGCTCTCGTCCCGCGCATCACTCTTGCGCACATAGGGATCACCTCTTTTCTGTTTTGAATTGTGAAGGTGCGAAGGGGTCAGTCCCCCTCAGGCCCGGACTGAATTGACGAGTTGATAAGGAAACAACTGTCCGGGCGTGAGGAGGCGGGACCCTCCGAACTGGCGGCTTCCCTCGGGAGTGCCGCACGGGCGCATGTCGGACCCGTGTGTTCGGCGATCGAATCGGGGCTTACTCCCTTCCGCTCCGGAAAAGGAAAATCAAAACGGAGCGGCTGCCTCTATAGGGGTCAGGGAAACGCGCCAGGTCGGAGGGCCGGACAAGGTATCCGGCCGCGCCGCGCTACGGGATGTCGAAGTTCCAGCGGATCTTGAGCCAGTTTACGAGCATCACCAAGAGCGCGCCGACGGTGATCTTCCCCGGAATCGTAGCAATCAGCAGGTCCACGATCCGCACGTCCGCGATCGCGGGGAAGTTGCTGACGAACGATGTCACGAGAAAGGCGAGGCCGAAGAGCACTGCGTACTTCACGCCCTTCCCGAGGTTCATCCAATAAGAAAATCTCATCGTGGTTATGAAGCGTTGCGACCTTTACTTCAGTCCTAAAGCGATCTTGAGCTTCAGGATCAGTGACCGGAGAGTGTCGAGGAGCGAGATGAGCTTCTGGATCTCCGCCTGCTTCGCGGCTTGAGCTTCTTCTTTCCGCGGAGGGTCGAGGAGCCGCTCGCCCCAGTCGTCGTGGAGCAGCGAGCCGGCACAAGTTTTCCAGGGCGTGAAGTGCCGGTGGTGGTAGACCATCGTCGTCAGATTCGGGTATCGGTCGAGCCACTTCTTCAGCCGCGCCTTTAGCGTTTCAATCTGCGCCGCGGTCGGGAACTCGATGTCGAAGTCCCCGGCGAGGCAGACGGCGAGCGATTGCACGTTCATCGACTTCCCGTCGGTGAGCTGGTTGCAATGCGCGCCTTCCTCGAAGTCTTCCCGATACTTGAACTCCGTCCCGTCCGCTTCGATGAAGATGTGATAGCCGCCGTAGTAGCCGAGCGTGCTCTTCGGAAAGGCGAGGGATTTGTGGTAGGCGTTCACGGCCCAGAACTGCGGGCCGGTTTTCAGCGGAGCGTCGGTGCAGTGGATCAGGACGTACTTCGGGTCGTTCATCTCCTAATTCATCGTAGAACTCCAGCGGGAAAGCACAAGTCCGCTTCTTACCACCGAAATTTGTCCTTGATGAAGGACCACAAGAACGAGGCGACCACCGCGACGCCGGCCGCCCAGCCGTAGACCCAGTCAAGGCGCGACTTGATCGTCTTCACGTCCTGTCTGAGCTCCTTCAGCTCACTCAAGACCATCTCCCAAGCCTTCCCTTTGTAGAACTCTTCGTTTTCGGGCATCACAGGCCGGTCGGGTTGAATGCGGCCCTTTGTTTTCTCTTCGGCGCTCCACCGAGCGGCAGCGCTTCAGGGGTCGAGACGTAGCCTGCGGGAGCGCCTCCTGGCCGTCGCGCGAGCGACGCGAGAAGCGCGCTCTGCGGGACCAGCGCTCCGAGGTTCTGTCCTGGGTCGTTCCGTTGAACCCCAAGCGGCGGCTGCGGGGTCGGAACGGGCGCGGACCCTGCGCCTGGAGCAACCGGTGCCATAGGAGAAACTGCGGGAGGCGTCGGAACGACCGCGCGACTTGTCCGCGTCTGCGAGGGAAGGAGACTCGAGAGCGCCGCAGGCGACACGGCCGTCGCGCTCTGCGGCGGCGTCTGCGGGGGGATCGGTGTTTGCGGCACGTAGCCGGCCGGGAAGTCTTGAAGCCGTTCCGCACCCGTGATGTTCCCGAGAAGATTCCCGATGAACTCCTGCGGTCGCCTGAGCACGTCCGCGAATGACTGCTTCGGATTGCCGAAGAGCGTCGCGGCGGTCGTCGCCGCGGCCCGGAGCTGCGGAGGAAGGAACTTACTCGCCACGGCGAAGATCCCGGCCGACTTTGCGGTCCGGCCGAGGTCCTGAAGGGCCTGCGGGCTGACGAGACTCCGATTTTCTGATTGCGGCATTTCTTTGGTGAATTGGTTTCGACCTTACTGATTGGCCTCCGAGAGCGATCCGGTGAGGACCGCCTTTCGGGTTGGATAGCGGAGGGGGCTTGCGACGTTCAGGACTGCTTGGAGGTACGGATTTTGTCCGCCGATCCGGAGGGAAGGCAGGTTGCCTTTCGAGGTCTTGTAGAGGATCTGCGCGAGCGCTGATTTCACGCCGGGATGGTCCATCACGGTCGCGAGCAGCACCTTCGGGTTCGCCGCGAGCGCGATCGTGCTCTTGAGTCCGAGCACGTCGCGGTTCCCGGTTCTCCGCACCGCGTCCTCTAGCGCGTCTTCAAGCGCGATGAGCCGGGTGTCACGCGCGTTCAGTTCGCCGATTTCGGGCACTTGCCGGGCGATCTCTTCCTTGATGCCGCGGGCGAGCGCCTTCTCCGTTTCGATGCCCGCGGTCCGTTCCTGTCCGTACTTGCCGCGCAGCTCTCGATACGTGCCGCTCTTGAGCTTTTGCGCCTCATCCACGGGAATGCGGGTAGGAACGCGCGCGTCCGGATTCGTCTTGCTCGGACGGGAATGCTGCGGATGAGTGAGGAAGTCCTGGATCTTCCGGTCGATCGCAGAGAGATCCTCTTGGGGGCTCACCTGTTCACTGAATCGTTCCTTGAGTCCCTTCGTGCGCTTCACGACCGTTCGCGGGTCAACGAGCACGCCCCGGTCCTTCGCGCCGCCGATGCTCTCGGTGATCCGCGTGTTCACGTCCTCGATCCGCCCCTGGACTTTCTCAAGACCCCTCGGGCTTACTGTCACGCCCTCCTCAAGCCCCGCGCGCACGACATCCACTTTCGGGTGGGCTTTCTGAACCGACTTGCTCGGCTTGAGCGAGCTCCCGAAGAGCCGGACGGCCGTGTTCTCGACCCTTGGAGCGACCAGAGCGGATTTCGCAGCAGTCGCCGCGACGTTGCGGGGTAGGAGAAGCGGATCTGTCACTCCGGACACTTTCGTTGCGATCTCTCCGCCCCTGCCGAGCGAGCCCACCTTCGATACCGTTCCGGCGCCCTTCAAGAGAGCGCCCGCACCGCCGGCAACCGTCGAGAGGTCCGCGAGAAACCCGACCGGGTCTTGGTAAAGCGTCTTGCCGACGTTCTCAAGTCCGCCGTAGCGCTCCTTGAAGTGTTCGCCGAGCGTGTCCGCGTACTTCTCGTGCTCTTGCTCTCCGGGAACGAGCTTCTCCAGCGCGCCGAGACCGAGCGATCCGAGACCCTTCACTGTTTGGACCGGGTTGGTCACCGTGTCGAAGATGCTCTTGAGGAAATTGCCGCCGCTTGACGCAACGTTTCCAAAAAACCCGCCGACACTGCGCGGTTCCGAGGCATCGGCTGCCGCGGATTGCAGTCTCGCGGCCGTCCGGCCCGTTCCTGCTCCTCCCTGTAGGCGTTGTAGAGTGCGTCCCATTAGAGTGATTCAACCATTGGTCCCGACTTCTTGTCCGGAATGAGGGTGTAGACCTTTGCCGCGATCTGGTCACGCGTGAATTCCTGGTAATCCTTCGAGAGCTCGTCGATGATTTGCTCCCGCGTCATACTCGTTGCGAGCTGCGTGATGTCGTCTTCAAGGTCGGCGTTGGGATCGGAACCGCTCGACGGCGAGTAGACGGGGAGACCGCCTGCGGTCTTGCCTGACTTGAGGTCGTCGATGCGCTGCTCGTACGTCCCGCGCGCGCTGTCATGGGCGATCGTAAGCGCATTCATTTTCGCCCCGGCCGTCGCCTGCATGTTCTTGAGGGCCTGAGAGGTCAAGAACTTCGTGTTCGAGAAGATGCGCGCCGCGTTGAATCCGAACGTCTCGGCCCAGCTCTGCGCGTACTTCTGCACCGTCGCATACTCGCCCTCGCGCACGACTGATTCGGGGTCCATGATTTTCGCGAAGGCGTAGATCATGCCGATGTCATCCGCGGGGTTGGTGGTCTCCGGTTTGATCGACGCCATGAATTGCCAGCCGGGCAGCGCCGTCGTGTACTGCTTCACGATCGGGTCTTGCCGATAATCGTCGGAGACTCGATCGAGTGCCGACTGAAGCTGGTTTTGGTTGAGACCCGCAGCCTGAATCTTCGCCTTCCGATTCGCGTCGAGGTTCTGGTATTCGTTAAAGCTCACGGGCTCACGACCGGCCGCTCGCTCCTGCGTCGCGTAAAAGTTGTACTCGCCGACGACGCCCGCTCCGTAGTCCGGTTTGAGGAGACTCGGAAGGAGCGACAGGAGCGTCTTCTTCTCGGCCCCGCGCGATTCCGCAGCCTTCGTCACGAAGTCAAAGACGCCCTTCAACTCGTCCTCGCTCGCATCTCCCTTGAGCTTGTTCAGCGCCGAACTAAGGCCCCCGGCGAAGACATTGCCCGTCTCGGCGATCTCCTTGTCGCCCACGCCGCCGCCCAGCAACCCGCGGACCCCAAGGTTCCCCCTGACTTCCTCGAGCGCCTTGTCCCGCGCCTTTTCGTAGAGCTTCGTCGTCTCGGCGCTCTGCGGGGCGACTCTCGATTCCGGCGTGCCGAAGACGGATTGATACGCGCTCCGCGCCTTCGCCGCCTCGGTCCCGTAGTCGAACGGCTGGTTTGCTTCTTGAAGCGACTTCTGGAGCAACGCCTGGAGCGTCACGGCTGTCTGATCCTGCGGCGGCTGCGCGGCTGGCGGCTGCGCGGCCGGCGCCTGCGTCCCCGGAGGCACGGCGAACACATTCGGGTTCACGGTCGTCGATGCAGACGGAGGAGACGCGAATGGAGACGCCGCGGGTTTCTGCACCGACGGCCTCGCTGGTCTTGACGCGGAAGGAACGGGTGTCCACGGCACCTTCCCAGTAGGAGGAACTGGCGTGTAGTTGAGGCCCGGTATCGGCGTGTAGTTCAGCGCCGAAGGTTTCGTGGACTGAAGCGGACTCGCTGCCGATGAGGGGGTTTGCGGCGCGGGCTTCGTCGGGGTGCTTGTCGGTGCGGGAAGACCCGGAAAGAAATTTTTGAGACTCGAACTCAATCCCGAGAGCGCCTGGTTGAGTTGGTCGAGAAGAGGATTTTTCGTCGCGCTAACCGCCACTCCTTTTGCCTTGCATTTTCATCGAAAGTATAACAAACGTCCGTCAAATGGAAACGGGGACGGCGACCAACGTCCCGCCGATCGTGTAGCACACGTACATGAACGAATTGAAGTGCAGCACTCCCTTCACGGTTTCCTCGATCGCCTGCTCGGAGGCGATCACGATCGAGGCGTCCCGCACGAACTTGACAATTTTCTTATTGCTCGAATCCGAGGCGTAGTGAAACTTCTTGTCGTAGGTGGCCATCAGATCCGGCAAGGCACCTGACCAGGCGACCGTATCGACAAGGGCGTAGGTCGAAGGGTCGTAGCGGATAAGCCGGTTCCCGCTGTAGCCGCCTGGGATGGCCGCGTAAATCTTGAACGCCGCATCGGCCATCGCCACGTCGCTGAAAACGCCATCGGGGTACTTGTTCGCGGTGTGGCCAAACCAGTTTTCAGTCGCCGTCCCGCCGGAGTGTGAGAGTTCGAGACGATACGTCGTGTTCGCGGAGACCGCCACGGTCAATCCGCTCACGGTCCTCCAAGTCTTATTCTCGTCAATACTGAAGTTCCCGCTCGCGAGCGTCGTGCCGCCGTCCGACGACTTGATCGCCCAGTTGATCGTCGCCGTCGCACCTGCGTTCGCCTTCATGAGGACCGCGAACGCGGTGATCGCGGTCACGTTCGCCCCGGTCTTGAAGGTCTGATGTTGCGTCCCTCCCGAGTTGATGTCGAACTGCGTGTTATCGAGCGACTGCTGCGAATCAATCCCGTTCCCCGACGCTCCGACGCTCAACCCCACGAGGTTCGCGCCGTCGAAGGCGATCCCCTTCGTGAGCGCGAGCTCGTGGAACGGCGCGCGGACGCGGGACTGGAATGCGAGGCCGAAGTCCCAGATCGCGAGATATCGGTTTCCGGCGTCTGTCTCGTACGAACCAACGACACGATCGTTCGTGACGGCCACGCCGAAGATGTTCGCGATCGCCTCACTTCCCGCGAGCCCGAAACTCGCGTTCAGGAGAAACGCATCCTGATACGGCGACAAGAGGTCGAGCGTGTTGAATCTCCGAAGCGCGTAGTTCGTCCCGTCCCAGGTGATGACGTAGATATAGTCGTTCAGCGACTTGTCGTAGCCGGTGGCGACCTGCTTCACGTCCGCGGCTGTGACGTTCAGGTTCATCGCGACGAGGAGCGCGTCCGTCCCGAGCTTGTCCCTCGTGATGGCCCGCGGCATGACGTTCCCCGAACGAGAGATGACCTCCGCCCCGCCCCGGATGTCCTTCAACGTCACGGGGTCCTCGAAGAGCGCTGGCGCGTCCTTGTTCCGGAGGAACTTGTCGCGCCCGAGCGTCTCCCACTGGATTACCTGTCCGTCACGAATGATCGCCATCACGCCGCTTTCTGTTTCTTCGTGAGCTCGCCGCCCTTTGCGTCGGCCAGATAGATGCTTGCCTTGTAGATCTCGCGCATCTCCTTTCCGGAGACCTCGTGGAACCGGAGCGCGAGGTCGCGGCCTCGCGCCCTCAACGAGAATTCCGTGATGGTGCGGTCGATTTGGCCGAGCTCTTTGTACTTGCCTCCGTCCACCGAGTAGTGAACCGTCGCCGGGCTCTTCGGCAGGTTCGAGCTTCTGACGATGACCTTCGCCACCGTGCTCTCCACGAGCGGATCTCCCAGCTCGATCAGGCCCGTTTCGTGCTCCATCTCGATCGGAGTCGTGTCGTATTTGTAGCCGTCGGCCCAGAGGAAGGTCTTGCCCGATGTCGAGCCGAGGTAGAGCTTCAGAAGGTTGTCCGTCCCGATGAAATCAGAGACGGCCTTGATCGCGTGCGCGAGCGGCTTGATCGTCCACGTGTCCTGAAGAGTGTCGTAGACCAGCGTACAGTTCGAGTGAACTCTGCCCGCGACCGTCACGTCGCCGATGAACAGGCAATACTTGTTCCCGTCCTTGAACGCGACCACTGCATACGGGTCGGTGATGGCGTCGATGAAGTCCTGGATCTTGAGCGAGATGAGTTCCGGGTAGCGCGAGGCGAACTGGTAGATGCCCTTGCGGTTGAAGAAGTAGACGATGCCCCCGATGTTCACGATCGAGCGCTTGCTCGTCGTGCCTACGTCGAGCGTGGTGTAGCGAACGGTCAGCGGGTTGTTTTTCTGGTCCACCTGGTATTCCCAAATGGAGAACTCCTTGAAGATCATCAAGCTGTCGAAGAGCGGGACGAGCGCCATGTTCCGGTCGCCGTCGTTATTGTTCACGTCGAAGTTATTGAATGCCGGCCAGTTCTCCGGATCTCCGACCGCGCTGAAGTAGACCGTCGAGTAATTCGGCGAGACGCCCGTGACGTACACCCGGTCCTTGTAGAGCGCGCCGATCGTGCCGTTCGGCGGGCTCCCGCCGATGTTCCCGAACGTCGTCCCGTCCCATTTCTTCGGGGTGTCGGTGCCGTTCCACCGAAGCGCGAGGTTCTTGTACGTGACCCAGATCGGGGCGACGGTCGTGGAGAGACCGGTCGCGCCGGTGATCGCGTCCCAGGTTCCGCCTCCGATGTTGGCCTGGTACACCTTCCCGCCGCTGTCGCGGAGGAGATAGCGCGTCGTCGTCGCGCCGATCTTGTAGAACGGATAAAGCGAGAGGACCGTATCGACGGTGGGCTGATCGAGGAAGGGGGAGTAGCCCTTGTCCTTCTTGAGCGTGCCGATCTCGTCGAGGTTGACGTTTTTCGAGATCCTCCCTTCTTCGAGCTTGTTGAGGATCGGCGAGACCCGGCGGTTCATCCCGCCGTGGAAGGAAACGATGTCTATGGGGATCAGGTCATGTGGCCCTGCTTACACTCCCGGCGGGTTGAAACCGTCGTAGAGCTCGTCCTCGATCGAGGCCCCGAACATCGGGACCGTGCGCGGGATCTCGGGGTAGCGGTTTTTGATTTCGAGCAGCATCTCCTCCACGTCGTTCTCGAAGAGCGTCCCGTAGTAGTTCGCCACGTCGAACTTGTTGTCGCTCTCGAACGCGCGCTTGAGCGCCCAGTTCACCATCGTTTGCTCATACCCGTAGGGCAGATCCGGCACGTCGTCATCGTTCGCGAGCCGCGCCGCGAGTGCCGCGAAGCGAGGTCGCATCCCTCCGGATGTCGCGGTGGGCTTCGGGAGCGGGACGATCTTGTTGCCTTCGTAGTAATACTTCGGGCTTGACTGGCTGTAGACCGCCTGCGGGTGGTCGAAGGTCGAATCGATCGGGTCCGCCGGGTAGTAGTCCACGCCGTTGTAGCTGAAATCCCAGCGGGTCGGCCGCACGAAGTTGCTGGGCAGGCTGTACGCGCGCTGGCTCGCCACGAACGCGATCGCGGCTCCGCTCCCGTCCGTGCCGTACTTGCCGTAGTAGTCGATCCCGAGGCTGATGATCCTCCGCACCATCTTCGTGATGTAGCCCTCGTTCAGCCACTTGATCACCTCCTTCCGGTCGAGAATCTTGCTCGACTGCTTGCTGAAGAGCTTGTATACGGAGTCCACGAGACCGGCGAGGGTCGTGTCGCCATACCCCGTCGCCGGGACCTCCGCCGAGTAGCCGGAGAACGAGGAATCGATCGAGTTCTTGTAGCGGATTTTGTAAAAGTCGGTCGCGTTTCCCGCGGAGTCCTTGTACGTTGTCGCATCCTCCTCGACGGTGATAGCGACCGTCGTGAGGACGGAGTAGCTCCCACCTTGCGAGGCCGCGCGCGATATTTCGATCTGGTCGTAGTCGAGGACGGTGACGGGGGTGTCGGTCGAGTGGTCGAATTTGAGGCCCGCAGCAAGCGTGATCAGCGTGTCGGTGGGCACCGTGCTCGCGTGCGTCTTCACGATCTCCGCGTCTTCAGAGCCGTACGTGCCGATGAGGAGCAGCGTATTCACCGCGATCCCCTTCGTGTTGATCACGTTGAGCGTCGTCGCTGCCGCGTTCGCCTGCTGGGTAAGCGAGGTGTCTTGGGACTGCTCGATATCGGGATGCCGCCACGAGGTGATGATCATGTGTTCGCTTTGTCTTGTTTCGCACCTCCCCCTGGTGTGACGGCGACCGCCCGGCCGTGGGCCTTCACTTCAAACGCTTTCACTACGGCGTTCCTGATCTTCAGCGCGAGCTGGTCCGCTTCGCCGAGGATCGAGACGATCACGAAACTCCTCTGAAGTTCGGCCGCGATCATCTGATCTATGCGCGTGAGAACGCTCGCGATGGCCATGCTTGTCCCGGTCTCGCTACGAATCGCCGCGTCGGTCTCCGCGAGCTGCGACACGATCGTCGCCGCCACGTCCTCGACGAAGGTCTGCGCCATCGAAATGAGCCAGGCCTTCCGAACGGTGGACACGCTCGCCAGATACTTCGGGTCGGCCGTAACGGTAATGCCGGTAGGCGTCCCGCCGAACATCCGGGCCGCGTTTCGTTTCCATATCTCCTTCGTCGGCATGTTCCGCACGACCGAAGCGTCGTTCCGCATCGGCGCGAGGAAGATGAGCCCCCGTTCGGTCCCGTTCATCCGGCGGAACATCCCCGCCCTGATCTCCGCCGGGCTTCTTTGGTAGTTCCAGATGCGGCACTCCGTCAGCTCTCCATCGAAGAAGTCGCCGCCATACGCCTTGCCGAACTTCAACGGCTCCGAGCTGTTTTCAGAAGCCCCGGCTCCCGTATCACTTTGGGTCTTCGCGAGCTCGAACCCGTCGCGGTAAAAGAAGATGGAGGCGGAGGTCAAGTCGAGGCCCGTCTGCACGATCGCCCAGTGATGCCACGCACCGTCATCCACGTTCCCGACGTTGGTCCGCACGTAGATTCGCTTGCCTCCAACGTTGTTCTCCCCAATTCGCCACGCCAAGTCGCCAGCAGAGAAGCAGTCGGCGGTAAAGATGTCGTAGCCAGGAAACAGACCGGAACCCAGTTGCTTCGAGCAGACGTACTTGCACCCCGTCGTCGCGTTGATCTTCGCCCAGAACTCGACCGTGACCGCGTCGAGCTGCGCCAGGTCGAATACGTCACCGAAATCGATGAAGGAAGTGGAGCCGTTGAACTTGAGGGCCATCTACGCCGTCTCGAACCTCATCCCTGCGTAATTCTTCGCGTGGTTGCCTTCGGTGCCGTCGAGGGTTGTGCCGGTCGCGTTCTTGACCGCAACTTTCCAGTGGCTCGGCAGGGTCCCGACCTTTGACGTGTCGATGCTGAAGATGTAGGTCGTGGCGTTCGCGTTCGCGACGAAAGAGCCGAGCGGTTCCGAGTTCAGCGCCGAAGAGTCGTCGTAAGTCGTGCCTCCGTCACTTGAGCGGATCAGATACACCTCGATCCGGCCGGTCGCGCCCACGCCGCTCGCCCCCGTCTTGATCTTGAGCTGGATGATCGCCGAGATGAACTTGTTTACGGAGTTGTCGATCGCGCTCGAGGTCGCGAACGTCGCGTCCGCAAGCGATGCCAGCGTGATCGTGATCGCGTTGTTGTTGTTGAAAAGCTGCTGGATCGTCGCCATCTCCTATTGAAGCTTGACTTTTATCGACGCCTGGAGCTGGTCGCTTGCCTGAAGCACGCGGCTCACGCTCAAAGCCACGGTAGCGATGAGTTTGCCGCTGGTCCCCGAGGCTACGTCCGTCAGGAAAAGGTAATCGGCCGCCGACCACGCAGTCCCGCCGCTGTTCTGAAAAGTCTTCTGCGCCGAAGTGACCTGGTAATCGCCGGTGTCGAGCGCGAGGGTCGGCCAGTCCGTCGTGTTCCGCGCGAGCGCGATCCGCGCATAGCCGGTTCCCGCGACTTCCGTGATGCCCGTGAGAATCACCGTCTCGGCCGGGACTCCCGGAGTGCCCCCGTTGTTTCCGAGGCCCACGTAGAAACTCGTCGGCGTATTCTGATTCCTAAAGTACGAGTCAAGGATGTTCTGCTCGCCCTCGTCCATGAGGCCGTTCAGCATGGCCTCGACATCCTTCGCTTCCCAGATGACCTTCCCGTTTCTGATGTGGCGAACGTCGGCCGTCACCCGAATCCACGGGTGCCGCTTTCCTCGAAGCGCCCGCAACGCGAGCTGGATGCGCCGAATGAAGTCACTCATCGGAGTCGTTCTCTTTGGCGAGTCGCCCCTTTTCTTCAAGCCGCCTGATGATCTCGGCTGTAGCTTCATCCGGTTCGGCGAACGCTTTCTTCAGCCTCTCCGCTGTCGCTTCGGACTTCTTGCACAGAATCTTCACCTTGCGTTCCTTTGCCAGCGCAAGGTGTCGCTCCTCGATCTCGCAGAGCTCACCCCGCGAATTGATCGCGTAGTAAGTCATGACGGCCCGAACACCTTCTTTCCCCGACCGTGAATCTCGAAGGCCTCCCGCGCGAGCCCCGAGTTCCTGTCTTGGCTCTGACGGACGGCTTCGCGGTGGTTCCGCTCCGACACCGCGTTATTCTTCTTGACGATGGTTTCGGCTAACGCGCCGATGACCGCGGGCTTTCCCTTCCCATCCTTCTTCTGGATGTGTTCGAGGTGCCGTATGTCGTTGTTGAACTTCTTGATCTGGTCCATTCCGTTTCCGAGGGGTGGCCCGGCGTCTCACGCGCCGGACCACTGACTCGGGAACCGAACTAGCCCGGAAGGTATTCGATGCCCGGAAGGTACGGGTACGGCGTGTTGAAGTAGGTCACCGTCAAGCTTGCGGTATCGAGCGCGGTGGTCGCTCCGGTGAAGGTGGAACCGGTGCCGTTCTCGATGATGATGAAGCCAATCAGGACCTCGCCGTCCGGGATCTCCGGCAGCGTGCAGGCCGCGAGTGTAGCCACGTCATAGCCGCCGTTCCGCCTTGTGAGCGTGCCGTCGGCCTTGACTGTGAACGCGACGCAACCCTTCTTGGTGTCCGCGATCGTGCCCGAGAGAGCCGCCATGTCTGCGGCGGCCTTCGTGGCCGGAGCGCCGTCCACGATGAAGTGGATCGCATTCGCCGATTTCACGAGCGCCGAAGTAGCAGCCTTAATCGCGAGTCCGCCTGAGTTGAAGACGAAGCTCGAGAGCGCGCGTTGCACCTTGCTGAACGAGTTCGGGTAGCGCGGATCTAATGTTCTAGCCATGTGTGTGTGATGTTTTGTTTTCGACTAGACCTAGACCGTGAAGGTGCCGTTCGTGAGGGCGAAGTTGCCGCGAGCCCGGCGCAAGCCGAGGTTCACGTACTCCTTCAGGAAGCCCTCCCAAATCGCCTTCCCGCTAAGCCGCAAGATCGTTCCCGACCCGTCGTACTCAAGCCACTTGAGAGGCGAGAGTTGCGCCAACGTGAACGCCTTGAAGTCAACGCCGTAGATCGTGCCGTCGGGCACGTCGTATTCGAGCACCGCGGCGACCTTCCGGCCGGCTGCGGCGAATTCGAGACCGCTGAACCCTCCCGTCAGCTCGACGGAGTTCACGATCCGCTGGAGCGATTGCGCGTCAGCCACGAGCCGGTTGTAGGGCGAGATGTTCATGAACATCGCCGACACCTTCCCGTACTCGTCCGACTGCATCAGCATCTTCTGGAGTTTTTGCTCCAGTTCGCGGGCCGCGTCGTAGGTGGTCGCACTCGCGAAGACGTTCGGCTTCCACCACGGGTTGGTCGAACGATTCACGGTTTGAAACGTGTTGGTCGTAAGACCGATCGCGGCCAGGAGACCGTCCGGCTCGACGCCGGTCGTCCCGTCGGGGCCGACGATGTAGACGCTGTCGGCGTTCGCCCACGTGCGGGCCGCGGCGAGCGTGACTCCCGTGTCGGAGTCAACCGATGAGATCTCAACTGCGGAGCCCGACCCGATCTTCAGGAACATTCCTGGCGCGAAATACTTCGTGCCGGCAATGTCCGCATTCGGCGTTGAGCTGTTGACCACGAGTGCGGTGGAGTTCGTCCCCCCGCCGTTCGCGGTCGTGATGAGGCCGTTTGTCGCGCCGTTCTGCAGGAACATCCGGTTCATCTGCTTCGCGTGCGCGGTCCTCATCTGTTCCTCGTTCAACGTCATGAGGTTGGCGAGCGCCTGCTCGCTCGATCGTGCCGTTTCGAGGTCCGCGTCAGCCACGGAGAACCCCGTGAAGAGGTATTTCGGGCTGATTTCGAGGCGGCCGGTTGCGGCGTAACCGGTCGGGAGCGTATCCGTCTTGCCAACCGCAGCGGTGCCGGAGTGCATCGACTTCACGACAGTGATCAAAAACTTGTCGTTAATCTTTTCAACTCCGACGTTCTTCTTGAGGTTGGCGAGAAGCGGCGTCTCCTTTGCGTACTGGTCCTCGATGTTCGGGGCCAGGATTTGCTTCAGATAATTCTGAATCTGCGCTACTGGAATGAGCACTAATGAGGCCTTGCTTTATTCCTCCGATGAGTTGTTTTTGAAGAATTCCACTGCTTGTGCAGTGCGCTCTTCTTCCGTCTCGGCCTTCTTGCGAGTGCCCGGTGTCGTCTGGACTTGCGAACCGCGTTCCGTCTTCAAGACCTTCGCCTTGATTTCAGGGAACTTGTCGTAGAAACCCGCGTGCACTTTCCGGTACGTCTGTTCGAGGTCCACGAGGTATTCGCCCTCGCTCTCGCCCTGGACATACACGGTGAGTGACGGGTCCTTTTCGACTGCGGCGCGGATCTCGTCGAGCTTGAACGGAGGTTCGCCGTGCTTGCCGGCGTACTTCTCCGTGAGGGTCTTCACCGCGGAGTCGAGCTGTGCGCTCGCGGTCCGCGACTGGTAGCCCTCCTGGAACTCGTTCAACTGCTTCTGGAACGCTTCCAGTTGCGGCTTCGTGACGAAGCCGAGCTCCTGAAGAATACGAACCGCTTCCTGTGCCTGCGGATTGCCCGCGAACGCATCGGTGACGGTTTTCTCCGGCTTCTTCAGATTGCCTTGCTCGTCGATGATCCCGTCCTTGACCAGCTTCGCAATGAGCTGAGACTTCTTCGTGAATTCAGGCTGGAACGATTTGTAATCGTTCGCCGACTTCATGAATTCGCGAAATTGATCGACAGAGTATTTCTGCCCGTCGAGCTCGTACTCTGTGGGCGCCGCCGGTGGGGTTGTGGTTTGCTGGCCTCCGCCAGTTCCGCCGCCATCGCCTCCGCCTCCTGGAGTCGTAGTTTTTGTTGGATCGTCCATGTGAATGAACGGACTCTGTTCTTTTCCGCCGACCTTTCCACTGTCCTTGCGGCCTGGTGGTTGCCTTGCTGTGCGGAAGAGTCCTGGAGTTTCGGGAGATCTCTCTCCCACGGCTGGCCCCGGCGGGGAGGATTACGCCGGCAAGGCTTGTCGGATCACCCTCACCGGGACGGAGCCATGCGTGGAAGAACGATGGCGGGATCTGCCTTTAGAGTAACAGTCGGGTGGTGTTTGTAAACTGTGGATAAGTAGTTCAGGCTGCCGCCGCGGGTGGCTGCGCTGGCGCCTGTTCGACCTTGATGCCCAGCGTCTTCAGAATCTCAAGACGGAGCTCTGGCGGGAGCGCGGCGAATTCGGGCGTCTCGACGATGGAAACCCCGTGCGCCTTCTCCTCCTGGAGCTTCTCGAGGATCTCGTTCACGTTCGAGAATTTGAACCCCTTCAGGACTTCCTCTTTCGGCAGGTAGCCCTTGTCGCCGAGCTGGAGCAGGGTGTCCCGCTTGCCCTCCGCCGTGTAGGCGAGGCCGCTTTCGATCTCCACCTTCACCCCGTACTTCGAGGAGATCGGGATCGCGTCGCTCTGCGGATTCTCCGCGGCCATCGACACGCCGGAGACGAGCTTGAGCGACTGGCGCGTGCCCTCCCTGCCGATGTAGTTCACGTCCACCGGCTCCTTGAAGTACCGGTCGCCGCATTCGAGAATCTTCTGCGCGATCTCGCTCAGCGTGTCGGAGAGCCGGTCGATCGAAGTCTGCTGATTCTGGAACTCGGCGTTCTGGAGACTTTCAAGCGCGCGATACGCCTTCACGCCTGGAGGAATCTTGCCGAAACTGATGACCGAAGTCCCGATCTCGTCCATAAAACCCTTGAGTATCTCGACCATATCGGTCGCGACGGTCGGTGTCGGACCGGGCTGCATCCATGTGGGTGGATTCGGCCCTTCGTACTCGATCATCTCGCCGTTCTCATTCAGCACCCGCTCAACCTTCGAGAGCTTGGGCTTGAGGAGCCGCGCGACTCCGACGGTCCGCGCGTAGCCTTCGATCATCGCGGCGATGATGTCGATCCCGCGATTTAACGGAATCAGGTCGTCGAACGGCGATGGCTGATACAGCGGACCCTCCTGCGGCGTGTATGCCACGAAAGGAATCTCCGTCAGCTCAGTTTTGTCCTCCCGGAGAATCTCCCCCTCACACTCCGTGATGAGGTCAAACGTGTCCCCCGACTTAACCCAAATCTCATTTAAGAATTGCCGCGCGACTCTCGGATCGGTGATCGCAGTTGTATGGCCGCGACCCTGTTCCCGGAGCTTGATGTTCTTCCAGTCCGAGAGCGCAAGCCGATCGGACGGCTTGAGACGAGCCGTCACTTCGGGGTCGTAGAGCGGTTCCCCCTCGGCATCCTTTACGTTCTTGATGTATTCGAGTGTTCGCGAGACTCCTTTCCTGAGCCACGACGACTCGCGGAGTTCACCGATCCCCATTTCATGCCAGATGTCATACGGCTCGTATGTGTCTAAAAAGATATTTCCGTCAGCGTCGCCGCCAATCTCCGCGTAGCCGACGTTGTAGCGGAACCCGTGCGAGACGAGCTTCCTGATCTGCCGCCTCAACCCGAGGAAGTACCAAAGGGCATCCATCCATTCCGAGACGCCGCGGGCGTTCTCGTCGAACTTCTCAGTCAGCGCCGCGTCCATCCCTGGCTGCGGATAGATCACCCAGCGCGGATCGCGCGACACGACCAGGTTCACGAGACTCTTGATCTGCTTTTTCGCGCGGGGGATGGGCCGGACCTGGATGCCCTTCGGGAACTTGATCGGTTCGAGCTGGCCGAGCTGGTTGACCTGCTTTACGAAGTGGTTGTTCTCCCAGAAGTTGTCCGAGAGATACCACCGCATGTCGAACTTCTGGCGCGACTGGCGGCCGTACTCGATGATGTCCTTCGCTAACTTTTTGTTGGCGGTGTCAGCCAGTCATGTGCCTTGCTTTACTCTTCCTCGAAATCCTTGCCGCCCCGTGCGAACTCGTCCTCCACCACTTTCAGGGCGAGAGCCGGGTCGAGGTCCTCGAGCGGGACCGCCGGGATCTCCGGCGGCTCGTCCTTGAATCCTTTTTTCTCGACCTTCCGGGCGAAGAGATACTCCTCAAGATTCCGCGCCTTGATCTTCGTCGTCAGGTCGCGGAGCTGCCGGTCGTGCTGAATCTCCCGGAACACGAAGAGGCCGGTAAGGATGAACAGCACGACGTACTCGAACATGTGTGGTGGTACAACCGGTGTGCGTCTACGACTGCGGTCGCTTTTCCTCGATGGCAGCGATCGCGTCCTTCTTAGTTTTGAACGCTACGGCAAGACCGAGCTGAGCGCCAAGTTCGTTGAGCTGCTTGAGCTTCATCGTTTTGAGCGCGGCGAATTCGGGAATGTCCGCGGGCGCGATCGCGTCCGCCGCCTTCGGCTTCGGTTCAGCGTCGCCCTTCGGCTGCTGGCCGTCGATGTTGGTGCTGATTGGCACGTTAATTACTTCACGTTTGCTTTACCCCGACCTTTTCAACCATTGCCTCTTATCGTAAAGCTCCCTCCCGCACCGTCAATGTGCACAACTCACTCCTCGCCGTAGTCCTCGTCGTGCTGACGCCGGCTGAGCGTCTCGATGTCGCGCTGCACGGCGTCGGACTTCACCTCCTTGTCGGTGAGCGGCTTCCTCGGCCGGTCCTTCACCGAGGCCGGAGCGTTATGACGGATCATGAGCGCGATCGCGTCGGCGAAGATCTCGTCGTCGTTCTTGCCGCTCATCGCCTCCGGCCGCCCTTGGCGGTCCCTAACGAAGGTAAGGCACTCCTGGAGAAGATCGCGGTCCGGCCAGTATTCGGTCTCGGCGATCGCGGTGAGGAGCTCCGCGAGCATCACGGGCCGGCTTTGCGAATCCGTCTTCCAGCCGTATTTCCTCCGCGGCTTCCGCGTCACCTCGTCGAGAAGCTCCTGGAAGTGGAGGTTGGGGTAGCCCATCTCGACGAGCTCGCTGTTCACCCAGAGCCCGTCCTTGTTCACCTCGACGCCCATGTAGGCGTTGTTGTAGAACGCGCCGAGAAGGTAGGCGCCCTTCGCAAACTCGTCGGGCGGAACCTGGCCGCGCCATTTCGCGACGAGCCGACCCGTGCCGGCTTCGCGCACCCGGAGGACGGACCAGTCGCCGCCGACGATCCCCTCCGCCACGTCGCCGCCGACGACGTAGCCCTTGTACTCGTCGGGCGTTTCCCAAATCCGCAGCGGGCCGTTCTGGTCCTGGACGAACCGGATGCCTTCGGGCTCGCGCTTCAGGAACCCGCGCGCGGCCGGCTCGACGGCTTTTCTCAAGAGCATCGCGATCCGGTCGTTGTCGAAATACGATGAGCCCGTGGCGAGAAACGCCTCGTCGGGCGTCTCCGGATACTCCTGCTTCAGCATCCGCTTGTCGGTGAACTCGGAGGCGATGACCTGAAACTGCTCGGGGGTGTAGAACTCGCGCCAGCCGAAGAACCGAGGCTTGAAGCGCACGAGTCCCTGCTCGGCGAGATGCCACGTCTCCTCGTAATGGTTCCCGTAGCCGTTCGCGGTCGATTCGATGAACGCCAAGCCGCTCTCGGCGTCCATTTGCCGCAACGTGCCCTCGATGATCTCGGACGCGGACATCTTCTCAAGGTCCGGGTAGTGGGCGGCCTCGGAGAACAGAAGCTTCTGCACCGTGCTGCCGCGCCCTCCCGTCCTCGCCGATGCGGTGCCGCACGCGAAGTGCGCGAGGTTGTGCCGCAGCTCGTAGTTGCCGTCCTCGTCACGGGCGAACGTCCGCCGGGCGAGACCTTCAAGGCGGTTCGGGTTTCGGCGATCGCCTTCGGCAAGCGCGAGCTTCCGCGCCGCCCACGACAGCATGAACCAGCGGTAACGCTTCCGGAACTGCCGCGTGGCCTCGTCCTTGTAGCTGATGACGAATGATTCGGTGGGATCGCGGGTCAGAATGTCGTCTGCGGCAAAAATGCCGAGAATGAGACTCGTGAATCCTTCCTTGCGGGCTTTCAGGACGATCTCGCGGACCGCGGCAAGTAGACCGCGGTTTTCAATGTCGTAGTCGCGGCAGAGATCGTCGTAATAGCGGTTCTGAACGTCGCGGAACTTAAACGGGACCAGCCGCCCGGTCTTGGGCTCATCGATCAGGAAGTTGTCCTCGATGAACCGGCGGTACTTCACGCGTAATCGTTGCGGTCTTTCTCCGGATCGGGTCGCGTGACCTCCACCTCCTGCTTGTCGCGCATGTCCGTCACGTTCTTCGCCACGAAGATGAAGCTCGCCGGCGGAGCTGCACCCGAAAGCCCAAGTGAGATCAGGAACTCTTTCTGTAGTTCTTTCGCCTCTTTATAGGCCTTGCAAAACTCGGCGAGCTCTGGAAAATCCTTCGCCGGAGTCCCGTCCTCGTCCTCTCCTTTCTCCGCCCATCGCCAGAGGGTCGTGTAGTCAACCTTGATCTTCTTGGCGAAGCCGTAGAGCGTCGGCAGTCGGTTCGCGATCAGCCGGAACTTCTTGCTCTCTTTCTTCACGTCCCCGTTCGCGAAGAACTCTTTGGCCTGTTCCGCGATCTCCCGACGATACGGTTCGAGGGAGAAAAACTCCACGAGCTGCTTGCAGTACTCGGGTTTGAACTTCGTCGGCCGGCCGCCGGGGTGTTTAGGCTTGGGTGCCTTTTTCGTCATCGAGCGTCCCATGCTTCAAGTCCCACAGCTCCGCGCGCACTGCGAGGAGCGAGAGCACCAACGCGACCGACCAGTGCGCCTGGAACCAGACCGTCACGAGAAGGCCGATCTCGACGAGCATGCGAAGGAGTGTGTATTTTGGCTGGCGGGTGAACGTGCGGGGCATTGATTTCACTTTAGTACACCGGTGGATTTTGGCAAGCTCACGATTGGTGGACATTCAAGGGCAAGATCGGGTATAGATCGACAGAGGCCGACCCCAACCCACAAGAGGTTGACGCCGGCCCAAACTGGCGTTTTGTCCAACGGGACAGGTCCTGGGCACCCTGGAAGTAAGGTGTAGGGGACGAGTCCTCAGCGGACGATTCCAACGCCCCGTACGAACCGACCCTTTCAGGGTCGGCCGGAGGTCCCTATCAGGGACTGGACGGACGGCTCGCGCTACACACTCTCACCTCTGCGCGGAGGGGTGACAAAGGAGTAGCCGGGCCGCGGAGAAGCAGCACGAAGAACGGCGCTTCACTTTCCACTTCCGCGCAAGGTGGAGGTGTGACTTGCGAGCGCTGTTTTCAATCATCGCCCTCTCGCTTCCCGGGATCTCCGAGGAATCCCTTGTCACTATCGCTGCGCTAGTCCTGCTCGTCCTGAGCATCGCAACCGTGATCTGGCCGAAGTTCACGGGGCTGGTGAAGATGATCTGGGCCGACTTCCGCGCGGCGGTGAGGGAAATGCGCGACTTTTGGCAGGAGCTCCGGCAGAACCGCGGCGTTCCCTAAGAACGTTGCCGCCCGGCCGGGCTTGGAATACTATCCCCAGCTACGCGGGAACGCGCCCAATAACCACAGAGAGGCCGAAGCGTGGGTCTTCTAGACAATCTTCTCGCCGCTTACGAGAAACACAAAGATGGCGTCAACCTGGCGCTCCTCACGGTGATCGCCGCTGCGGGAATATCTGGAACGCTGTATTTCCAGAGCCTCTCCACTCAGCTTCAGAACGCCAATCAAACGAACGCGTCCAACACCTCACGCCTCGAACTCGACCACCGCGCGCTCGCTGGGCGGGTCGAACTTCTCGAAAAAGCAGCCGTTGGTTTGGTCGCCAGTCTCGACAAAGCCACCGCGACTTTTGAAAAGGCCATTTCCGATCCTCGGAGTAAGACAAATTCCGCTGAACTTCAAAAAACGCTCGACGAGCTTCAGCGCGCCGCCGATAATTTACGCGTTACCAGCGAAACTACCAAGATACTGTCCAACAGCATCGCACTCAGAGAACTCGATCCCGCCGTTCTGGCGTACCTGGCTCGCAGCAGCAATTACGCAGCGCTAGTAAATGCACCCATGAACGAAGCGCTGCTACGAGACTACTTGTTGGCTCAAGCTTCAGCCGACGCTCCTCCCCAACAGCGTTGGGGGATTATCGTAGTCGCTGTCTTGATATCCCTCGGCCTCCTACTCGCGTATCTTCTCGGTTGGTCCTCCTCTCGAAATCGGAAAACAGATTCATCAAAGAGCAACGCATCTTGAACAACGCTCGCCTGAAGGCGAGAGGTTTCACCCATAATTTCGCCACGGCTCCGTCGCCCGCTCGACTTCGATCTGCCGGCAGAGCATCGCGTTCTCGGCGACCAGGAAGCTCGCCCAGAACGCCCAGCCCGCGACTTCCCACTTGCCTGCGGCGAGATTGATGAAGCCTGCGACGAGCCCGAGGATCAGGCAGATGATGTGTGTCCTCGTCATCTTGGGATCGATGATAAAATTAGAGGATGAACCGAGCATCTTGCAAATGCGGCGCTTGGCTGGGGATTGGCTGCATCTGCTTCCACTCGATCTCGATCTTCGGGAAGAAGGCGGAAGGAGTCGCTGACCACCTTGCTCTCGGCGATCAGCCGGCGGTTGAAGTAACCAACTACCACTCGACCGAGGCGCACTATGTGGACTGGCCAACCTTGGGCAATCGCTCGGAGTGGGTGATTCCCGGCGTCAGGTCCACCGGCAGCAGTTCCAGCACAAACTCGCTGGGATAGACGCTTCCTCATACGAGTGTTGCCTGTTTGCTCCCCCGAGCCTCGACTCGTTCCGGGTTCGACTCGCCGAAGGCCTCAACGACTGCCTTGCACTCCTTCACGTCGAACATGCCGATGTGCGCCTGGATGTGAGGCATCTCGAGCCGTCGCGCGAGTTCTCGATAAGCGGCCGACCTCGACATCTTGCCCCGCCAGAACTTGTCGAACGCGGAATGCGCGCGCTTCTTCCACTCCCGAAGCTCTGCGTTCGCCATCCGGCCGAGCGGGACGTGAGCCCGACTGTTCTTGTGAACTCCCACGTAGGCGTCGCACTCCGGATACTTGCCGCACAGCCAAATCTTTCCGTAGCTCCTGCCGTAGATGACCGCGCTGTCGGTGAGCCGCGCCTCCGAACCGCAATAGGGACACACCACTTGCGTCATGTGATGAGCCGTGCTTGCACTCGATCCGGCGCCTCGGCCCGCTCCGGCCTCGCCGGCGGCAGAACGATTCGCCTCGACCCGACGAGCCGGTAGAAATAGAGCGTCGGATGCTCGGGGTCCTTTTCACTCACGATTCGCTCCGGCCGCCCCTGTTTCTTGAAGCGGTCGTTCAGGTCCCACACTCTCGCGGAGATTCGCGCGATCCCGAGATGATCCGAGCCGTAGACGACGCGCATGATCTCGTCCGTGCGGTGCGGGCGGCCGTCGGAGAGGAGTTCGAGAAGTTTCTGTGCCTGGGTCATACCTCCGTTCCCGCTCACAGCAACTTGATCAGTTTCTCCCGTGAGTAGGAGTGATCGACGAGCACGATCTCGATCAAGAGCTGCGCTCTCTCGGCCCTCGACATCTTCGTGACCGCCTCGCGGAGCGGCTTCTCCCAGTTCGTGCTCTTGAACCCCTGCTTCCGCTCTGAGTCGTAATACTGCTGCGTGACCTTCGGCTTGATCCCGCGCCGGCGGCACACGGGGGCAATCACCATCGTTCCGCGGCTGATGCCCACTTCGAGGAGTATGTTGAACGCTCCTTCGGAAAGCGGCCAGCCGACCTTGCCGATCGCCCGGACGAGCCCGCGCTCGGCCGCCTCCTTCTTCGCCTTCTCGCGCTTGATCGCCGCCTTACGGCGGGCGATTTCCTTCTGCTTAAGCCTATAGACCGTTCCGGGCCGCGACCCGTGAACCGAGCAACTCTTGTCGCAGCAGATCCGAATGATCTCGCCCACTCCATCGTCCGCTTCGCCAGCCACGATGAGTGCTTTCTGTTCGGACTTGCACGTATCCCTCTCCGAGAAGAGTTTGCGATAGTTGTCCCGTTTCAGGACGCCCTTCGGGTGATTCGACACCCATCCCCCTGCGACGAGGGCCAGCGCCTCGCCGCGTTTCTTGAAGTCTGCCTTAACGATCTCCAAGTGCGCAGCGAGCTTCCGGCCGAAGCACGTCGGATCACCGCACTGAGCGGCTTCCTTCTCTCCGAAAAGCGTCGGACCGGTGCGCTTCGTGCAGTCCGCGCACGGCGCGAACGCGGCGACCGCCGCTTCGTGGTTCTTCCACGGCGGCGCGGCCGACAGCTTGCGGAACGTGAGCTCCTGTATCCACTCCCTGAGTTCGGTGAGGTCCACTCTTCGCCGCTCACTCATGAACCGCAGTGCTTTCTCCTGGTCCGCTTCTTCAAGGCGTGCGATTAGGACCGCGTGCCCGGCCGAAAGTTTTCCGCTGCGGAAGCCCGCGGCGGCCTTCTTGCCGAGATTCGTGAGATGGAGCCGCTGGCGGACATACGCGACGCTCTTGGCGGTCCTCGCCGCCACGGATTCGACTTCGAGCTTTCCCTTTTCGATGAGCTCTCGGTAAGCGTTCCCCTCGTCGAGCGGGTGCACGTCCTCGCGGTGAAGGTTCTCGATGATCTGCACCTCCCGCGCTTCTGCGTCGTTGAGGTCATCGATCCGCGCGGGGATCTCGTCGAGACCGGCGAGTTTCGCTGCCCGGAACCGCCGGTTGCCCGCGACGATCTCGAATTTCTTGCCGTCCTTCGCCTTCGGGCGCGCGATCACAGGGACCAGCACGCCTTTCTCCTTGACGCTCGCGACGAGGTCGTCGAACGCCGGTCCCGCGAAGTCCTTGCCGCGCGGGTTGGTGCTCGACTCGTAGGCGAGCGCGATCTTAATTTGCTGTAATTGCATCGGTGTGGTTGTTCTGCTTCGTTTTACCTCCTAGATATCTTCCTCGTCGTCCGTCTCAGGACCTTCGTCGTCGTCCTCCGGCTTCTCCGCGCGATCGCGCGCTCTGCCGCACGTCCGGTACGTGTGGCCAGGCTTTCCGCACTTCCCGCACTTTCGCTGGCCGCGCTCTCCGTGCGGCCTGCCCCCCCCTAATCCGGCCCTGCCGGCGATCTTTCTCTTGAGCTCTTCCTTAGAGAGGACGCGACCCGGCAGCGATTCGCCTTTTGGCTTCCGCCCCCGTTTCGTTTCGGGCTTCGGCGCGGGCGCGCCGCCCCCTTCGACTTCGGCAAAGAGCTTGCCCTCGTGGACAAGGTAGTTCTTGCCGTTGATGGTGTATCCGTTCATGTGATTGTTTTGTGTTCGACCGTCACCTCCGCGTCCCACGGCAAAAGTCCGAACCCAGCGGCCGTCACCGCTTCGCGCGGGGCGGCTGAAAGCACGATCGTCGCGCGGTCGTCGTGCTGTTTCAGGTTCTCCTTCTTCACGCTCGAGACCAGCGCCCAGAACTCCAGCCGACCGCCTTCCTCGTAGAGGACGCGAATGAGCTGCTCCTTCGGGAGCGCGGCGAGCTTCATCGCCTCCGTGATGTTCTGCGAATGAAGGATCACCTGGACCGACTTGTCCGGCGATTCGAGGTTCCTGATGGAGACCTCCTTGACCTTTGCGTTGAATCGGATGTCTTGCATGGGATTGGGTTGGTGGAAGTAGAGATTCTGTAGGTGCGCTGCGAAGTCGTGGTTATAGGTGGCGAGATTGTGGACCCAGCGGGTGATGAAGATCGTGAGGCTGTAGGGTCGGTCGGGTCCGCGGTACAGGTGATGCTGTTCTAGTCGGCGGTTATCCTGCGTGTACCAGCATTCCTCCGGTGATCCCTTCACCTCGCCCTTCCACGTCCGCACCTTCCGCACGTGGAAGCACTGTTGGACCCTCGCCGGGCAGTCGCAGGTCAGCGTCCCGTCCGCGTGCTCCGTCACCCAACGAAAGGTGTTCGGTTCGCTCCGCGACGGGATTTTGAACCTGCGGACCGCCCGGCTCACGGCTTAGAAGGGCAGATCCTCTCTCCCGGTGTTTTCGCCGAGCTCGACTTCCGGGATCTCATCCGCGGCCGGCGCGCCGCCGTTCTTCGCGGCGGGCCTCGGCCCGAGCTGTATCCTCTCGACGATGACCTCCGTCTGCTTCCGCTTGTTCCCTTCCTTGTCGTCCCACGTGCGGGTCGCCAGTCGTCCTTCGATGAGGACGAGCGAGCCCTTCACGAGATACTTCGTCGCGATCTCGGCGGTGCGGCCCCACGCGACGATGTTGTGGAACTCGACCTCCTCCTGCTTCTGCCCGTCCTTGTTCTTCCACGTGCGGTTCGTCGCCACGCCGAAGCTCGTGACTTGCTTACCGCTGTTTGTTGATTTCAGGACGGGGTCGGCCGTGACGCGGCCGACGATGATGACACTGTTCAGGTTCATTGCTGTGTTGATTGATTGCTGCGTTGATTGATCACGCGGCTCTTCGACTGAGCCGGTAGAAATCCGTCCGACCGTTCCAGCTTGAGAGCGTCTTCGCCGCGAGAAAGGCGTCAAGGTCGTCTTCCATCGCGCCTTTCGTCTCGTCGAGGAACTTCGCCTCGAAAGCCAGGTAAGACGGATAATCTGTTTTCCGTTTCTTCTCCATCCGGGCGACGTACTCCTCCTCCGTTTCTTTGGCGAGGCGCACGGCCCAGCGACCTTTGTATTTCTTTCCGGTTTCTTCGGTCGCCGCCGCGCCGTAGCCGGCGGTCTGGAGACGCACGCTGTTGTAGAGCGCGCTCGACGACTTGAGGTCCACGACGCAGAGGCCGCCGTCGATCATCGCCTCTATGTCCATTTGTCCGATGTAGTGGTGCTTCCGCGAGTAGACGATCCGCTCCGAAGAAACGAAACGGACCTTGTGTTCTTTCGTCCAGTCGAGAAAGCCGTTCACCCCGATCAGAACCGCCGGGTCATCGGGCATCTCAGGCGGCTCCTTGTGACCGGGCAGGTTCAGCTTGTACTTGATGTACCCCTCGCACCAGTCGTGCATCGCGGTCCCGACATTCGCCGCTTCCTCCTTTCGCCTGGAGTGCTGCTGGACCGCCTCGAGGATCATTTCCTCGCTGAGCTCCTGGCCGACGAACGGCCGGAGGTATTCCTCGCAGAGCCCGACGGCCCACGGGATGAGCCCCCGGCTCTTGTCGATGATGCCGATGATGCCGGTGACCGACGGGGGCCGCTCGCCGTTCGCGATGTAGACGTGAGTGTCCGGGAAGAACCGAACCTTCACCTTGCCCTTGTAGAGGGCGACTTCAACGACGTTCCCCATGCCAGTTGGCTTTTTCTTTTCGGCACCTCCGACATAAGGGCTTCTTTCCCTGCTTCACGTAGAAGTCACGCTCCGCCTTCGTGATCGGCTCCCCGCAGCCGTGGCACTGGTATTGCGGCGTCCCGTTCGATGGCGCGCCACTCGTCGGTGTCGGCCCGACGCCGATCTCCCGGAACTCGTTTTTGCCGTATACGTCGGATGCGATGCCGAGCTCCGAGGCGCACTTCTTCAAGGCGTCGGTCGCCGCGGCTTTGAGGTCGTTGCCGTAGTCGAGCGGCACCTTCGAGTCCTTCTTCAACTTCACGTCCGCGCGGCCGAACTGCATTTTGACGATCATCGGCTCTCGGGTCTTCGGGTCGCGGATCGTCAGCCGCCCCTTCACCCAGACCTGCTCGCCTTCGCGGCCGTGCTCGACGATCTCGAAGTCCCAAAGCCATCCGAAGACGAAGTTGAGGACTTTCTTCACGTAGACGCCGGTCACGTAGTCCCACGTCCCGCCGCCCTTCGCCGGGCGCGTGTAGATGTGGTTCTTCGGCGTGCGCTGGAAGATCTTGATGATCTGCTTCGGTGTGAGGGGCGCCGCGACGAGCGTCAGCGACTTGCCCTGCTTCTCGATGAATTCTTCCTGTTGGAGTCCGCCGGATTGCGCTTTCGCGGCAGCGGACTGATTTTGTTTTTGAGTCATGTCTCTTGTGATTCGGGAGGGTGAGAGAGACCTTCGCAGATAACTCTCAGTCCCTTATCGGGCATCCTTCGGCAGACGTTGCCATCTCCCTAAGATGTTTTCCCTCCCGAATGCGAACGTGCTTTTGGTTTTTCGACTTGCTATTTGCGCGGAGACGGCCGCGCGCCGATCTACGAAACTGCGATGAGGATGAGGAGGGCTGCGGCCACGCGGATTACGATGGGGATCGCGTCGGCGGCCCAGGGCCTCAAGGTCCAGACGGGGGCGTAGACGGCGCCGGTCGGGGACCATTCGCGGTGTTGGAAGACTTGTCTCACTTTCATCGTATCTGTTGCCACCCGCACACGAGAACATCTCCGACGATCAGTCCGTCGTTGTTGTACGGATACTTTTCGATCGGATACCATTCTCGCCAGATCTTCGAGGCCACCTCGTTGACCGGAAGTCCATTGAGCTTTCCGTTGTCGTTCACAACTATCGCCTGCCGCGCTCCTCGTCCGTATGCCGGCTTTAGCTGAATGTCGATCGTGCCTCCGACCATTTCGCGGAGCTCGGTGAGGCCGAACTTTTTGCCGTCATGTGGCCTGACCTTTTCCACTGTTCCATCGGCTTTTATCAATTCTGCCATCGACTAGTGACTGTTTTTGTTTTCGACCTTTACCCCTTCACGATAGCAAGTGGTAGATAACTGTCAAACCGCACTCCGCACACCTGTGGATAACTGCTTCCGTCGTTTGGCCCTGTATCTGCGCTGGATTTCCCGGCGCCTGGTCTTTCTCGTCTTCCAGTATTCCCGGAACCAAGCGTTGTATTCCTCGTCCGTCTCGAACTGGCTCCTGTTCGGCATCCCTTTCAGTGAAACATAACGGCGTGGGCGACGCGAGGCCGGGGTGTTGATAACTCTCGGCGCGAAGCGCCGGCCCGCGGCCGATGATTTGCATTACGGCCTCGCGCCGCCATGCTCACCACGCGAACCGACCGCATTTCCGTCCGATTCATCGTCCATCGCTACGACGACGGGACCCCGTGGCTGGGTATCGAGTCCACGGACGGGAAGGTGCTACCCATGCTCGCGGACGGGTTCTTCCGACTCGAGCTCAAGGCGGGGACGACCTGGGAAGAAGCGGGGAGGATCGCGGAGGTGCTGGACGCTGTGGTGGAGTCGCTGGCGGTCACGCGGTTCCTGCCGGCGGTGAACGAGCGGCCGTTTTGACTACTCCTCGTCCTCACGCTGCCGGTGGCGCCCCGATGACAACCGCGGGCCTCCGGCGCTCACCCACGTCTCGAAGTTCAGGATGTCCTTGATGGTCTGGTCCGAGACGCCATACTCGTGCGCCAGCTTGAGCACCGGGTCTCCTCGCGCAAAGCGCTCACGGATCGCGCGGGCGTCGCCGCTGCGGATGCGAGCCGTGGTCACGCCGCCTTCTCGCGCAAAAGCGCGAGCGACCGGGCCAATCGGTCCGCCGCACGAGCCCGGCCGGTCGTGGTCTTCAGCGCGTGTTCCCACACTCGCAGCACTTTCCATCCGCGCCTTCGCAGCTCGCGCGCATTTCTCCGATCGCGGCGTCTGTTGCCCGCGACCTTCGCGCTCCAATACGGCCGGTTGTCTTCGGGCATCCGGTAACAGCGCGGGCATCCGTGCCAAAAACAGCCGTCGATGAACACCGCGAGCCGCCAGGAAGAGAAGACGAAATCCGGCTTGCCTGGAAGGAGTAGATGGCGGCGCCATCCGGTGATGCGCCGGGAACGGAGAACACCGACGAACGTGATCTCAGTCGTCCGGTTCCCTCGGGACCGGATGCTCGACATATTGTGCGAACGCTGCGCGCGCGTGAGCCAATCAGCCACGGAGATCTCACTTCTTCCGACGCACCTTCTCGAACTTCTTCTCCAGCCACTCCAGGACGTAAAGCTGATCGTCTATCGTAGCGCGCCGCACCTGGGCGACGACGTGAATTCGGTCCGGCCGCGCCAGGGCGATGTTCTGAAGGCCCTCGTTGCAGTTCGTGCATTGCGCCCGGAGGTTCTCGGCCGTGTCCGTGCCGCCCTTCGACTTGTCGATGATGTGGGCAAGGGCGAGCCGGATCGTCCGGCCGGGGTGATACGGGTCAGCGTCACCCGCGGCGGCTCCGCACATTTGACACGTGTAGCCGTTGCGGTCCAGGACGTAGGCGCGCGTCTCCTTCGAGATCCCCCGAGGAAGCGCGGGTCTCCGCTTATCGCTTTCGAGGATGTATTCGCCGGGCTTCAGATTGCCGCGGTCCTTGTGCGAAAGGATCGGATAGCCGTATTCGTCGCGGAGCTCGCGGAGACGCCGCGCCCACTCCGAAGCGTTGCCCGACGCCTTGCGGATCTGGTCCGAGGTGACTACCTGCCCCTTGTTCCCGAGCAGGAACTCGAGGACGCGCCGCCTAGACCCAGACCCGATTTCCCTCGGAATCTGCGACATCCGCGTCTCCGTGAAACAGGGCGCCTTGCGCGTATCCGGGTTCCCGGCGCACCTTACCGATTAGCGCGGCACGTATCGCCTGTCCGACCAGACGCGCGACGGGTGGAGGGAACGCATTGCCGATCTGACGATAGGCGGCCGTCTTCGCCCCGACGAAGTTCCAATCGTCCGGGAAGCCCTGGATGCGCGCCGTCATGCGGACGGTAAGCCGCGGCTGCTTGGTCGATGGGAAATCCCTGCCCGGCGGTTCGTCCGCCACGCCGTGCCCGTCCACCCCGAGTTTCGCCCACTCCCGCTTTGCTCTGGTGGGACCGAGGTCCGGGCCGCCGTGCTTCTTCGAGCCGCCAACCAGCGTCGGCGCGACCCCGTTCGCGCGCCGCGCCCAGGCTTTCGCGCCTCTCCACCGACGCTCGGCCATGAGGTCCGCAAGCACCTCACCGACCGTCGGCGTTTTCTTCACCTCTCCGGGCCACGCGAAAGACGCCAGACGATCTCCGCGAAACGCGACCAGGATGAACCGCGGACGGAGTTGCGGCACTCCGCACGACGCCGCGTTCACGACCCGCCAATCGGACTCGTAGCCGAGCCGCGCGAGAGTGTTTTGAACCCGCCTGCGATACACCTTGAATTTCTCCGATGCGAAGCCGCGCACGTTTTCGAGCATCACCGCAGCGGGCTTCATCTCCTCGATCAGCCGCAATGCCTCGGGAAACAGGTCGCGCTCATCGCGCCGCCCGAGCTGCTTGCCGGCGATCGAGAACGGTGGGCACGGCACACCCCCCGCGAAAAGGTCCACGCCGCGGAACGTGCGCCCGCTCACTTCACGCACGTCAGATTCGAGAATGCGCCACTTCGGGCGGTTCGCCCTGAGCGTCGCGCACGCCTTCTCGTCGATCTCGACGGCAGCCGCGAGCTCGAACCCTGCCTCCTCGAGACCGAGTGCCTGGCCGCCGCCTCCCGCGCAGATCTCCAGGACGCTGAGAGTCACGCTGGACCTCCCATCCTCACACTCCTTCGATGTTCTCGGGGATTTCGAGCGGCAGCGAAAGCTGCCGCGTCTCGTAATCCTCGAGCAGCCGACGCACGCCGTATCGTCCGAGCCAGCTCATCGAGCGCTCCGTCTTCTTCGCCATTTCGGCGAGGCGCTCGTGTTCCCGCGCGGCCAGAACCACGCTGACGCGAAGGAGTCGCCGCCGACGCTTCTTCGGGGACTTCTTCATGCGAGTGTGCCGCACTGTGCGGCACGTTGCTGCACAAGAGAATTGGCCCGCGTGGGGGACCCTGTCAAGGGAAATCTGAACGAGCCCACGAGTCCTGTGAAACCCGTCGGCCCAGGGAGTACGCCCTAAACCTGAAACCCCGCGGCCCTCGCCGCCGGGACCTCGGGCGGACCCAGCCGGTGCGACATGAACTCGTCCCTTGAAATAGGCGGAAGCCCGAGCTGCGTGATGAGATCGCGGTCCCGCTGCCACGTGCCCGAAAGCAGGAGTATCCCCTCCCGCGCGAGCACGTTCCTGGTGCCACGGTCGCCGTCCGCCCGCACGCGGCGCATAAAGTCGCGCTGCTCGGCGACACCCTCGACCACCTTTCGGCTGATCGGCCGATCCGTCACTTCCCGGAACAGCGTCATCATCCGCTCGTTGCCGCTCGCCCCCGCAGAGATCCTCCTCGCGATCTCGGCAGACACCGTCTGCCAGAAGTTCTCCGGATACGGCTGATCCTGGACCAGCCACAGAACGTTCTGCCGGCCGTTCGCCGTGATTCCGCGCTTCTGATCTCGGTTCGGCGCGCTGAGGTATTCCGGCTTCGCGATGAACACGCCGAAGGAGCAACGGGAGGTGGTCTCGTTCGCGGAGATCAGGATACAGGCGCGCCCGGACGCTTCGGGAGGGATCATCCAGGAGGTGCTCTGGCTGAACTTCACATCCACTTCTCGCCCGGCGACCGACAAATCGAGCACGGTCCCGCGCGGAAGTTCTAGTTTGCTCCGAAGGTCGATCTCCACGCACGTGCCGATATACGTCTTCTCCGAATTCTGAAGCTCGTGATGAAAGCGGCGCCCTGTCTTCGGTGTCTTGATGACGCCGTCGATGCAGTCGCGCAGGAGATCCCCGACCAGCGCTTCAAGGCGCGCAGCTCCGCCGCCCGCAGCGATGAGCGCATCGGCAATCTGCCTCAGCTCGGCGTAGTCGGGATGAGCGGGTGTAATCGGCAC